AAATCGAATGACCTCGCCATCTCCGGGGAGAGGGCCCAGGACGCTTTTTTACCCATGCCTCGACCACCCGCAACTTCCCCGGGCGCGCGGGGCCGCGGGGGGTCGGGGCGACCCCCTGGGCGCCGGGGGCGGGGGAAAAGGGAAACCGGAGCCGAGCCGTTCGCCGCTCAAGTCAATATCGGCAATGTGATGTTGTTGGATGACGGCACATGGGACACAGATGCGCTGATTTCAGAAATGCGGATGTTCCCAAATGGGCAGCACGATGACCAAATAGACTGTTTGAGCCGCGCCTTTAGCGAGTTACTAGACACCCGAACGGGAATGATTGATTACCTGCGGTCGCAGGTCGAGAAAAGCAAATGAGTAAAAAGACACCATTATCACAAGGCTTTATTGCCCGTGTGGCCGCTGGTGTCCGTTACGCCTTTACCGGCAACGCGGACGGGTGGTTTGACGCAGGCGAGCCTTTAGCCCCTGTCGCGCAACAGGCAGAGGGTCGGCGGTTCGATTATGAGCCGTTCTACAACGTAGGGCATTCCAAGCCGCGCGAACGTGAGGCTATAGGCTTTGCACAATTACGCGCCCTTGCCGATAACTACGACGTATTGCGTTTGGTCATCGAGAAGCGCAAAGACCAAATGGAGGGTCTGAAATGGACAATCCAAAAACGTGATATTGAGTCAACCAAAGCCAACGAATCACAGCGCAAAGACCGAAAGGTCGATGAAGCCATTGCGTTTTTCCAATCGCCTGACAAAGAGCACACATGGGCGGACTGGCTGCGTATCTTGCTGGAAGACCTGTTTGTCATTGATGCACCGTGTATCTATCCGCGCAAAACGCTGGGCGGCGACTTGTACGCCCTTGAAGTGATAGACGGGGCGACGATTAAGCGCGTGTTGGACAATACGGGGCGTATGCCGTTGCCGCCTGAAACGGCGTATCAGCAAATCCTGCACGGTATGGCGGCGGTTGATTACACGGCGGACGAATTGATTTACCGTTCGCGCAATAACCGAAGCTACAAGGTTTACGGTTATTCACCGGTCGAACAAATCATCATGACCGTGAACATCGCCCTAAAACGGCAGATTCACGCGCTTGAGTATTACACGGCGGGCAGCGTTCCCGATGCTTTGGTCGGTGTGCCTGAAACGTGGACGGCTGATGATATTCAACGCTTCCAAGAGTATTGGGATTTGCTATTGTCAGGCGAGACGGCGGAACGGCGCAAAATGCGTTTCGTGCCTGGCGAATTATCCCGAAACTTCAAAGAGACCAAGCAGCCGCCGTTGAAAGACGTTTACGACGAATGGCTGGCACGCGTCGTCTGCTTTGCGTTTAGCGTCGAGCCTACACCGTTCGTGGCGCAGGTAAATCGCAGCGTAGCGGAAACGAGCCGTGAGCAGTCGCTTTCAGACGGCATGAGCAGCCTGAAAAACTGGGTTAAAGCCCTGATTGATGACGTACTTGCTCGTTACATGGATATGGCGTCTTATGAGTTTGTTTGGGAAGAGGAAGAATCGCTCAATCCGAAAGAACAGGCAGAAATCTACGCTATCTACAAAAACGCCGGTATCTTGACCGCTGACGAAATCCGCGCCGATTTGGGCAAGGAGCCGTTACCGGAGCAGGATAATCCCGATCCGAATAAGCAAGACAACCAACAACCTGAAGAACAGCCAAACCAAGAGGCTGAAAAACTGGGAAAGTCGGAAAGCCCGATGAGCGAAGACGAAGCCGCCGCGCTTATTGAGGCTTATTTGCTGACACGCGTTGACGGCTTGGCTGAACAAATCGCCGCGCTGATTGATGGGGCTGCTGTTGACTGGCAGGCTGATGACCTCGCCGCCGAACTGAATCGGGTAGCGAAAATCGTTACCGACGGTTTGGATTTTGGCGAGTGGTCGGGTTTGTCTGATGTGGTCGAGCCGATTATCAGGCGAGCGGCTGAAGATGGGGCGGTTGCCGCATTGTTGCAGGTAATGCCTGACCCTGCTGTCGGTATGGTTACGAATATTCGCAGCCGTGCCGTCAAGTGGGCGCATTACCGAGCCGCCGAAATGGTCGGCATGAAGTGGGTAGGCGGCGAGCTTATTCAAAATCCTGCCGCCGAATGGCAAATCACAGAGGGAACGCGCGAAATGATACGCGGCCAAGTGGTCGACGCCATGCAAAACGGCGACAGTGTGCAGGAGTTGGCAGGTCGCCTGAAAGAATCTCACGCTTTCAGTAATACCCGCGCCCGAACCATCGCCAGAACTGAGACGGCGATGGCGGACGGCATGGGCAACCTGATAGGCTGGGAGGAAACGGGGCTTGTTGCCGGGAAACGGGGGATAACCGCCGAAGACGACAAGGTGTCTGCGATTTGTAATACAAATGGGGATATGGGCGTGATTGGTCTGCATGAGCATTTCGCGCATGGTGGTATGACGCCGCCTGCCCACCCTAATTGCAGATGCACGGTCGTCCCTGTTTTGGCAGATGATATGCCGAAAGTTTGATTTTTACTGTTGGTAGTGTTGGGGTTTACCGCTCTCTTTACGGGGGCGGCTTTTTTTTGGAGTACAGAATGGCAAAGTTATACGCAGAAATCGCCAAAATGGAAGCGCAGGACGACGGCACCGTCAAAGTTTGGGGTTATGCCTCAAGTGAGGCGGTCGATTCAGACGGCGAAGTCATCACGGCACAAGCAATGAAAGCGGCTATTCCCGATTACATGAAGTTTGGCGCGGTGCGTGAGATGCACGGTTCAAACGCAGCGGGAACGGCTATCGAAATCAACGTCGAAGACGACGGGCGCACGTTCTTTGGCGCGCATATCGTTGACCCTGTTGCCGTGACGAAAGTCAAAACAGGCGTTTACAAAGGCTTTTCAATCGGCGGCAGCGTTACCGCCCGCGATGAATTGAACAAGTCGCAAATCACGGGCTTGAAGCTGACAGAAATCAGCCTTGTTGACCGCCCTGCCAATCCTGACGCGGTGTTTACCTGCTTTAAGGCGGATAAACCCAAAGACGGGGAAGAAGCAGCGGATAAGGACGACGAGTCAGCCGACAAAGCCGATGAAACACCTGTCGACGATGCCGAAAAGGCAGACGGCAAAAAGGACGAAGCCGAAAAATCGGCAAGCGTTGAATTGTCCGCATCTGAAATCGCCATCTTGAAAGCAGTCTTGGCGAAAGCTGAGAAGCAGGAAGCGGCGACCAAAGCTGACGAGCCTGTCGATTGCTCGGTAGGCAAATCCGACAAATCAGACGACCTTGCCAAAGCCGAAATGGCAGACGCGTTGGCGAAAGCACAGGCGGAAATCGAGAGCCTGAAGAAACAGGCAGCCCCGCCGAAAGGCAGCACCAAAGCCATCGGCAAGGCAGAAGATAACGGCGAAGACCCATTAAAAGGTTTTCAGCCGATTGTAAAGAATGACGGTTCGCTTGATGACGTGGCAACACTCATCAAAGCAAAACAAACAGGCCGTCTGTAACACCGCTTACAGGCGGTTTTTTATTTTCAGGAGCTTTATAAATGAACGTGAACCAACTTACTCAAGAAACGCTTGAACTGATGAAGTCAGCAAAAGCGAACGGCGAACCGTTGAATAAAGGTTTTACTCAGCCGACCAACTTTACAAGCGGTCTGCAAACCTACGACCTTTCCGCGCCGTCTCAAAAACTCTATCCGGTATTGACCCCGTTGCGTAACCGTATCCCCCGTGTGGGCGGTGGCCGCACCATTGGCTCGAACTGGAAAGCCATTACCAATATCAACGTTGGCAACCAGCGCGCAGGTATCAGCGAGGGTAAACGCGGCGGCGTCATCAACCATGAAATCGTTGAACGAAACGCCCAATTCCGCGCCATCGGCTTGGAAAACCAAGTGTCCTTTGAGGCAGACTACGCCGCGCGTGGTTTCGAAGACGTGAAAGCGTTGGCGGTTGCTCAAACCCTGCAAGCAACTATGGTTGCCGAAGAAATGATTTTACTGGGCGGTAACACCAGTCTGAAAGCAGGCGTTACCCCTACCCCGACCGCCGTCGTATCTAATGACGCGCAGGGTAAAATCAGCACATCCACCCTGTCCATCGTCTGCGTGGCTTTGGGTTTGCAGGCATACTGGGACGTCGCCGGCGCAAATAACGGCGCAATTGGTCAAAGCCTGAACATCAAAACTGCTCAAGTCCCTGCCAAAATCACACGCCAAAACGCTGACGGTACTACCGATACATTCGGCGGCGGTTCTGCCCAAAAATCAGTGGCGGCTTCCGTTTCCGGTGTCGGCACGGGCAAAAAAGTAACCGCCATGATTCCCTCTGTTCGCGGCGCGGTTGCCTACGCTTGGTACTGGGGCGCGGCTGGTTCTGAAAAACTGGGCGCAATCACCACTTCCGCCAAAGTGGAAATCTTGGCAGATGCCGAGGGTACTCAAACCGCTGCTTCTTTGCCGTCTGAAGACAATTCGACTTCAGTTCTGGAGTTTGACGGCTTGCTGACCCAAATCGCCCTGCCTGATTCAGGTGCGTTCTGGTCGGACAATAAAGGCAACGGCTTGACTTCCGACGGCGCGGGCGGCGTGTCTGAGTTTGAGGAAGCGTTCGCGCATTTCTTTACCCGATACCGCTTATCGCCCGATACCATCTATATCAACGCCCGCGATTTGGCTGCGTTGACCAAGCTGATTATTGGCAACGGCGGTGCGCCGCTGATTAAGCTTAAGGTGGATATTGACAACGCCGCAAGCATCCGCGCGGGCGTGGTTGTTGGTTCGTACCTGAACAAAATCACAGGCGACGAACTTAACATCGTGGTACACCCGAACTTGCCGGCTGGTACTTACCTGTTCTACTCGACCCGTTTGCCTGCCTACGTTCAAGGCGTCGGCAATCTGCTGCAAGTGCGCACGCGCCAAGAGTATTACCAAATCGAATGGCCGCTGCGTACCCGTATGTATGAATATGGCGTTTACGCTGACGAAGTGTTGCAAGGTATGTTCATGCCTGCGTTCGGTATGATTACCAACGCCGCCTAACCCTAACAAGGTCGTCTGAAATTCAGGCGGCCTTTTCTTTTGGAGAATCAAAATGACAGAAATGGTTAAATTACAAGCACCTGAGGGCTTTACCGATGTTTCCTTCGGCAGCCAAAGCTATACGGTAGGCGAAGACCGCATCGTGGAAGTACCCGCCGAAGCGGCGCAATTCCTTTATCAGTTCGGCTTTGGTAACGTTGCGGCTGAAACTGCCGAAACCGAAGAGCCTGAAAAAGCCAAGCGCGGACGCAAAGCCAAAACCGAGCAGCCGGTAGAACAGCCAGCCGAACAGGCTGAAACTGTTGAAGCGGTAGAACCTGCCGAAACTGAACAGGCTGAATAACAATGACCGCCCTTGTCTCTCTTGATTTATTCAAGCAGCGGTTGGGCGTTACCCACGATAAGCAGGACGGATATTTCCAAACCCTGCTTAACGGGGTATCGGCGGCTGTTGAAGCCTACATCGGGCGCAAACTCGAAGCGGCTGACTACGTCGAGCGTTACAACGGCAACGGCAAAAACCGCATCGTTTTGAATCAATACCCTGTCTTGTCCGTGTCGTCTGTAAAAATCAACGGGCGCATGGCGAACGACTGGGATTTTGATAACTGGCTGCTGATACGCCATGCCTGTTTTGCGCAGGGAATCCGAAACGTTGAGGTATCGTACCGCGCGGGCTATGAAACCATACCCGCCGATATTCAGGAAGCTATCTTGATTATTGCAACGCAGCGCATGAACGAAATCGAGAACAAGGGCGTACAGAGCAAGACGCTTGCAGGCGAAACCATCTCGTTTTCAACATTCAGCGAGTCGGGCGGTATCCCCCCGTCAGCGTTTGCGATACTCAATGAGTACAAACGGAAAGGCGTGTAATGCTGAAAATGGAGTTTATCGGCGGCGATGTTTTGGCGGCGGTCTTGCGCTCCTACGGCGACAAGGTTCAGACGGCTATCGTTCAGTCGGTCGGTCGGTCGGCGTTACGGTTGCAGCGCGAAGTCATGCAAAACCGCCTATCCGGTCAGGTGCTGAATGTACGGACGGGCAATCTGCGTCGGTCGATACACCAGCGCGTAACCAACACGGGCGGCGCGGTAATCGGCGAGGTAAACACCAACGTCCGCTACGGCAAGGCGCACGAATATGGCTTTGCGGGGACGGTAAACGTCAAGGCATCTTTGCGTCAGGTTCGGCAGGCATTTGGGCGGCCGCTTAAATCGCCGCGATACGTTCAGGTTCGCGCGCATTCCCGCAATGTTCGCCTGCCTGAACGGTCATTCCTGCGGTCTGCTTTGCGTGATATGAAGCCGATGATTGAAGCCGATTTGAGAAACTCTGTTAAAGGGGCATTGCGATGAACCGTGAAGCGATTTATTCCGCACTGTGGGCGAAACTGGACGCATTGGACGGCTTTGTTACCAAGAGCCGCAAACTGCTGCACTGGAACGACGTGAAACGCTACGACCAGCCCGCGTTATTCATGGCGCAGGGCGATATGCAGGCGGTAACACTGACCGGGCAGGAAACCAAGTGGATTTTGCGCGTCGATGTGTATCTGTACGTCCAAACGTCAGGCGAACCGCCCGCGCCTATCATGAATCCGCTGGTTGACGCGGTGTGCAATACCGTGAACGCCGTCCACCCTATCACGGGTAAGACGGCTTTGGTGGTAGATGGCGCGGATGTTGAGTATTGCCGCGTCGAGGGTACGGTCGAAACCGACGAGGGAACGCTTGGCGAGCAGGCGGTTTGTATTATCCCGATTATGATTTGCGCCGCGTAATGCGGTTTTATTTTTGAAAGGAAATGTCATGCAGTTGACGTTTGGTAGCGGCGAAGTGTTCGCCGAAATGATTACGGATGCCTACGGCAACCGTGTACAGAACGCAACGCCCGTGCGAATCATGGGCTTGCAGGAAATGTCCGTCGATTTATCGGCGGAATTGAAAGAGTTCTACGGTCAAAACCGCTTTGCTTTGGCGGTTGCACAAGGCAAGGTCAAAGTGTCAGGTAAATTCAAAGGCGCGCTGATTAACGGTCTCGCCCTGAATACCCTGTTTTTCGGCGCAGAATATACAACCGGTACCATGAAAGCACTCTGGGCGGATGTTACGGGCAAAGCGATTCCAGCAAGCGGGGACAGAGCCGCGAAGCCACCCGCCCCTAACGGTGGACGCTTTGTTGAGGATGCGGGCGTGATGGGTAGCGACGGCACGGCATACATCAAAGTGGCGAGCAATCCGACAGCCGGTCAATACATGGTATCTGCGACAGGCTTATACACCTTTGCCGAAGCGGATAAGGGCAAAACCGTCTATCCGAGCTTTACCTACACCCAAACCATGCCGTCAGCCAAGAAACTTGAACTGACTAACTTGGCGATGGGCAATACGCCGACATTTAAGCTGAAATACCTCACGCAGTTCAAGGGCAAAAAAGCCCTGTTGGAACTGGAAAGCGTAACCAGCGGTAAACTGGGCTTGTTCTCAACCAAAAACGATGACTTTTCCGTCCCTGAAATCGACTTCACGGCGCAAACCGATGAAGCGGGCTTTAAAGTCGGTACGTTGTGGATCCAAGAGTAATCACGCAGACCGTCCGAAAGGGCGGTCTTTTTATTTGACCTGAATTTAGGAAGCGAAAATGACAGTACGAATTAAAGGCGTAACCGTTGAACTGAACGGCACAAATTACGTTATCCCACCTATCGCACTTGGCGCGCTGGAACAGTTACAAGAGCGCATTGGCGCATTTGACGGCAACGTCCAAGACGCCAAACAAATCTCCACCGTTATTGATTGCGCCCATGCCGCGCTGAAGCGAAATTATCCCGATATGACGCGCGAACAGGTCGCCGATTTGATTGATATTGCCAACATGGGCGACGTATTTGCCGCCGTGATGGACGTATCGGGTCTGAAACGCAAAGAGCAGGAAGCCGCACAAGCGGGGGAAGTTCAGGCGGCGGACTAAGTTTCGGCGCGATGATTGCCCACGTCTGTGCCTCTACCGGTTGGACGTGGGACTACGTCGCCGAAAACTTGGATTTGCCGCGCATACAGTATTTGAACGAGTATTGGCGCGAACACCCGCCCGTGCATATCTTGGTAGCGTCGTACATGGGCATCAAGCCGTCGTCAGGCATCGCGCAAAGTGAAGCGGACGAAGCCGAAGCCATCGGTATGCTTGGCGGTAACGAACTACCGGAGGACGAATTTAACGCCTTGCTGAAAGCGAAAGGAATCATCTAAATGGGCAATGCAATTTTCCCCACGTTTCCCGGCTTAAAGTGGGGGCGAAAGAAAACTGCGGTATGGAGTACCGGGACGCAGAAATCAGCGAGCGGTCGTGAATTTCGAACCGCCTACTACACTTACCCGCAATGGCGGTTTTCGCTGTCGTTTGAGGTGCTGCGGACAAAAGCGTCCGTAAACGAGTTGGAAAAACTGGCGGGATTCTTCAACGCCCGCAAAGGCAGCTTTGAAAGTTTCCTTTACGAAGACCCGGCCGACAACGCCGTAACCGACCAGCCCATCGGAAACACGGTGCAAGGCGTTACGCGCTATCAGCTTGTCCGTTCTATGGGCGGTTTCATCGAGCCTGTCTTGGCTGTCAAGGAACGGCCCGCCGTCAAAGTGGGTGGCGTAGCGTTGACGTATGGGCGCGATTATTCCGTTACCGACAAGGGCGTTTTGGTTTTCAACACGCCGCAAACGCCGGGTCGTCCGATTACATGGACGGGCGGTTTTTATTTCCGCGTGAGATTCACATCTGACACAGTGGATTTTGAAAACGTTTTGGGCAGCTTATGGGCAGCCAAAAAGATTGAGTTTACGAGCGTGAAGTTATGAAGACAGCGACAAAAGAACTAATTGACTTACTGCACGGTAACGACGAGTTTCAAATGGCGGATTTATACACCATCACGCTTTCAGGCGGTCAGGTGTTACGACATACGGGCGCAGATATGCCCGTCGTTTGGGATGGGCAGACCTACGAAGCGCATAAGCTGATTATCAAGCGCGGGGCGACCCGTATCGCTGTCGGCTTGGACGTGGATTCCAACGCACTGCAAATCGCTTCCGACCCTGAGTAGAGGCTTTGGGGGCTGGAACGGGGGGGCAGCTGCCTTCGGAGGGGCG